GAGATACTATTCTTTTTGTTGTTGTTTCTGTTGATATATCTTTTGGAACTAAATATCCATGTACTTTCAATTGAAAATTTGCACGAACTACTCTATCTTGTCCAGTTGTATTATTATCTTCCATACTAACGTTATCTAAATTTGTTGCAAATTTAAAAAAGTTTTTTTCACCAAAAGATTGACCGGCATAATAGATAAAATTTTCTATTATGTAGTTTAATTGTGATTGGTATTCGCACCACATAATAAAATCATAAGTAACATCAACATAATCTGGAGCAGGTGTTATGAAATATTCGTAAGATTTTTTATTATCATATTGAATACTAAATCTATCATACGGTTGATTTGCTGAATATGGTTGTTTCATTATGTATCTAATTTGATTTGTGGTTGCTACTTTATTTCTACGCATTTCAGGAACAACTGTTACATCAGATCTACGAAATGTTATCATTGGAACTATTGTTTTTCCTTTTTTATCTTTTAAGAAACCGTCTTTTTGTATTGATGCCCATTTTTCTGCATTAGCATATACCGTTGGTACATCTATTGATTCACCATTATCTTCTACTTTAATTTGCATCTTTTTATCTATAAAAGATTTAACAGCAAAATCTATATCATAAAGGGTTATCCCTAAACTTTTTACTTTATCTTTATCACGGCGAATTTGTGTTTCTCTTGCCTGCCCTAAATCTATTCTAGGATTTTCTTTTGAATTTATATCATCTATAAAAGAACTCTGTGTTCTTTTTATTGGAGGTATTCTATATTTTGAAGAATTTTTCATTATATGTTACTCGGTAAATCATTTACATCTTTAATTACTGCCGGTCTAAATTCTTCTATATGTATTCTCGACCTTCTTGTTAAATGAGAAGAAGCTATTATAGATACATTATATCCCCACTTTTCTGTTGCAAACGAATATTCTGGATTTTTTCCACCAAAATATTGATTCTCCTGTATGGAATCTATTTCCCACCACTCACTATTGTATTCAATAACATCACCTACCTCAACAAAAGTTTCAGCTTCTTTTAAATATTCTCTAATGAATCCAAAATTACACAATTGAGTATAGTCTTGACCAAATTCCGTTCCTTCATATGTTTGTGCCTGATAATCTATTAATGCTGGTATTATTATTGGACTAAAATATATTTTTTTATCTGATTCATTGTATATGTTTGTTTTGGTATCTTGTATTGAAAGTTTATACAATGCAACTCTTGTATCAATAATATCACTAATCAATTCCACATTCAATTTGTGAATTAAACTTGCATCACGTTTTCCATGGAATAATGGCATTTAATTATCCAATATAAATTAATAGTGGACTACCAACTAAGGTAGCATTCAAACTTTCTATTTCCGATCTTTTTGCCTCTAACAATTTTGCACGTGTTGTTGTATCTAGTATTTCTCTTAACTCTGCAATTAAAGCAGTTTTTTCAGCTGTTGCTGCTGATAATAAATCTGCAGCATTTAATGTTGTCTCACCGTTTGGTATAGGAATTGATGAATATTTACCACGAATATATCCTAATGTTTCTTTTGCCAATGCTAGTGCGAAACTGTATATCCATGTTTTTCCAACAGAGTTTATATTTCCATAATCCATAAAATCGTATGGTGCATTTGAAAAATCGGAGACGGATCCAGATTGATATTTCAATGGATTACTTCTTTCTTCTTTTATTAAATAATCCATCCAAAGTTTAAATGGTTTTGTTGGAACAGGAAATATACGCAATTTATTATTTATTATTTCAAAAGAATACGCAGACTTACGCATCATGTCATTGAACTCAATTGCCTGAACACGTAATAAATCCGCGTACATTGGCATTAACATAAATGATACACCGGTTGAATATGCACCAAAACCGAATGTATCTAACATTGCTTGATTGCCTAAATACGGATCATAAAAACGCATTGCAGCTGGTGGAGCATAATGATGTACTCTTTTTATTTCTATTGATCCAGTTGGAACATAAACATCTCTAACCAATGCGTTTAAATCATAAACTTGTTTTCCAATCTGAACATCAATTGATGCACTATAAAATTCAACATTTCCATTTGTAAATGTATCAACACCATATTCAGTTGCTAATTGAATAAGTCCACCCATATTAACTGATATATTCTGATGTGTCAAATTATTACTTGTAGGTGTTCCTATTAAACTTAAAAGATTTTGTTGTATATTAAATTGGTTTACTTGATTTGAATATTCTGAAACGGCTTCTTCAAAACACGCATAAAAATTTTCATCTTGTAATTCAATATCAACTAGAGGATAACCTAATCTTTTTGCACACCAATTTGCAACATGGTCTGCATCTAATTGAAATTCAGCATCTGCATCGTATAAACCAAATGGTGTATCACCAACTTGAAACGATGAACTACCAGGCCATATGGGAATATCTGTGTATGACATTTATTTCTCTGTTTTGTTATCATCAAAATATTTTAATATACTATCAACTATTGGATGTCTGTGATTTGTTTTTAATTCATATACACCTAATCCTTGAATCTTATCTTTCATATCAAATAAATATGGTAATCCAGAATCTTTTTTCTGTTTCAAATCTATTTGACCTGCATCTCCCGTTAAAATCATTTTTGAATTTACACCCAAACGAGACAATACCATTTCCATTTGTGTTTTTGTTACATTTTGTGATTCATCTACTATTACACAAGCATTAACAAATGTTCTGCCACGAAGAAAACTAATAGGTGCAATCTCTATTTTTTCTTCTTGTGTCAATTTTTCAATCTTTTCTTTACTATACAACATATGCATATTTGCTTGTATAGGCGATAACCAAGGATCCATTTTTTCTTTTATGTTTCCTGGAAGAAATCCCAAGTCTTCATTTGATACTGTTGGTCTTGTAATTATTATTCTATCTACTTCACGGTAAAAAAGATATTCAAGTGCTATTTGTGTAGCCAAAAGAGTTTTACCAGAACCAGCTTTACCTAAAAAAACAGAAACGGTATCTTGTAATGCCATTGACTTTACTTTTTTTTGTTCTTCATTTAGTGATAATTGAAATTGTATTTTATTTTTTATTATTTTTCTTCCTTTCTTTATACCATTTGTTTCAAATCCATCAACATTATTTTCATTTATTTCATTTGAGTCATTATCGAGTGTCATATAAACTCCTACAATAGTTTTGATAGTGTTTCACTTATTGTTTTAACATCTTCTTGAACTTTAACCAAAGTTTCATTAAAATTTTCAGAAGTGTGTGTCCATTCAAATCCAATTAAGCCAATTAACTCTTGTGATTTTTTTATTGGATATACCGTTGCTGATTTTGTTCCTCGTTGTGTGAAAAATGCTTTAGTTATTAAATCTGATATTTCTTCTATAATCGGATATACTGCTTTATGTTTTGTTACATCTTCAACAAAATTTGAATATAAAGACATTGGTAAATTTTGATATTGTATAAACTCCGTGCTAACACCTTCTTCTAATGATTCAAAAGAAGTAGAAAGTTTATTCATAGATTTACCTGTTTGATATTTACCGCCATTGTGTCTTTGTAATATAAAAACTCTCTGACAAGAGTATTCTTCTAGCAGTTGATCGAGGATTGTTTGTATGAGTTTGGAATTTGATATTTCTTTTTCAATCTTTCGTTGTTTATATTCACCGTACTTGTATTTCAAATACCAGGACAAAAATACTCCCAAAAGAGTCGCCAAACTAGACACTCCAAGTTTAATGATGTCTGTATAATTTATCAATTCTTCCATTTGTAATAAATAGCATTTATGAAATAAAAAAGATAGCAATTATTATTAAGTATTAAAATTATTTTTACAAAAACAAAAAAGGAGTGAGAAAATCTCACTCCTTTATTTTATCTAATCCATCTATGTTTAGATGTCACCGAGAGAATCTATTTGGATAAGACCATAGAACTCTGGACGAACAATCTTCTTAGCATAACGAGTCATCACGCCTTTTCTTGGTGTGAAGTTTGATGGATCGTATACCAATGGTGTCATTACAAGTGGAATGTATGGAGCATACACTGCACCGGTTTCAAGGAATTGTGAACCACGGAAACCAACAAGAATTTGGTTTTCAAGCATATAAGGATTCTTATAGACTGTGATACGACCATTTAATTGACCAACCTTTTGAACACCCATTGCAAATTTCATACCTTCACCATCAACTGCATAGCCAGGCATTGATTCAAGAAGTGTAGCAACTTGTGGAGAACATACGAGGAAGTTTGCACCACCACGGAGTGTTTTCTGATGAATTATGTTTGATACTTTTTGAATCTTTGTGCCAAGTGTTTGGAACCATGTTTGTTGATTGAAAGCTGATGCCTGTGCCTGAGCAGATGCATAGTTATCAAACATACCAGTAGCAGCATCATATGTACGACCAATACGAGCTGACCATCTTTCTGTTGTTTGTGCATTTTTAATCAACATATCAAGAATTTCCAAATCAATTTCTTGTGAAATGTATTCGGACAACATTGATGTCAATTCGGCTTCTGCATCGATTGAGTGGTATGCATTCAAATCTTGTGCAAATTCAGGTGTCCATACTGCCTTCAACTTACGTGTTTTAGCAACAATGGATTCTGAACGTAATTCCAAATTTATTTCTGGAATATCAAGAGTTGTATTGTTTAATTGGTCTTCAAAGTCACCACGGCTTGTAGCAGTTGGTTGCTTTTCGTATTTAATAACAGCATTTACTACACCAGCAGTTGATTTTACAACAAATGTAATTTGTGTATTTGCCGCATTTGTATATGTGTACTGTGGGAAGTATTCAGCAATACCTGAACCACTAATTACAAAAGCACGAACTGCTTCGAAATCTGCATCTGTTATACCAGCTGTACCAAGTGCTGATGAAGAAATAGTTACTGTATAGATTTGTCCAGCTGCAAGTGACGCGGAGTAAGCATTTTCAAATTCAGTATCATGTTGATATGTGCTAGGTGTAGCGTGACTTACTGAACCTGTTACAATTGTTCCAACTGCAAGTGCACCATTTGTAAGTGTAGCACTGGAAGCTTCGTTTATTGAATAACCAAAGCGTCCTGCACCATAAAGACCGCCTGAAGGATCAGCATTCTTTGCATCTTTACCAGTCACACCAAACAATGAATCTGCCTGTGAATCTTTACCAGCATTTGCTGTAAAGCCGGGTTGTGATGTACCATATTTGAAATCCAAATAGAATACAAGGCCGGAAGGCAAGTTCATAGGTTGAACTGAAACAAAATCTTTCGCAGCAATTTCAGAGAAAATACGGCGAACCAATGGGAGTGCAACGCCTGCCCATTCTTCTGAACCAGCTGCTGTACCTGTGCGATTTGATTCTTCTATAAGTTGTTTTGCTTGATTTTCGAGAAGAACTGCAATAGAGTTCTTTTCGTAATCGCTATTGATATTATCAAGAAGGCCTGATTTTTGCCATTTCTTAACAATACCACGATTTTCTTCGATAAGACGTTTGTGGGGATTTCCACTTGCGCCTAAAAGTGATTGTATACTCATTTTAATATCCTTAATAAATTATTTTAAACCTGCTAAATATTTTAATCTTTCTGCCATATTATCACTTTCGTTAATAATATTTTTTGGTCGTGTGCTTCCAATTGGTTTACTTGCAAATGATTCTTTGATTGGTTTTACATTTGTTTTTGTTGATTTGATTGCCTCACAAAGTGTTGCATATACAAGTTTTACTTCACGTAAACTTGAAGCACGGTCAAAATTCTCAATTACAGTATACTTTTGACTTTCGGACAAAGAATACTTTTTGAAAATTTTATTAGAGAAAAGCAACTTTGAATTTAAAAGATTTACTTCGTTTATTTTAGAACGAAGGAATGTTATTACAGCATAAGCTTCACGTAATTTTGCCTCAGCAACTTCTTTTTCTTTTTCTTCATCTTCGCCTTCATCAACCTTTTCTTTTGATTCGTCTTCTTCTTCACGAAGAGCACGTAGAATTTCCTTAATATCAACGGTTTCATCATCTTCTTCAGCTTCTTCAACCTTTTCTTTAGATTCTTCTTCGTCTTCTTCACGAATTGATCTAAACATTTCTTCAATATCATCGGATTTTTCATCGTCTTCTTCGTTTACCAACTGAACTAGTTTTTCTTTTTTGTCTTCTGTACTATCGTCTGAAGCAACTGGTGATGGTTTTTTATTATCACCGGTTCCAATTCCTGATGAATCAATATCTTCTTCTAATTGACGTATTATTTCCATCAAATCTTCATCGATTTCTTCTTCATCTTCACCTTCTTCGACTGGTTCTTCATCATGCACAGGTGCTTCAGTTTCTTCTTCACCTTCTGCTTCGCTAAAAAATTCATCAATGTCCATTTCGTCTTCATCATCGGCTTCTTTCATTCGATCAAATGCAGGTTCTTCATCTTCTTCCTCTTTTACCTGCATATCTTCTTCTGATGAACCATGTTCCATTTCATCGTCTGCCTCAAAAACGGACTCGTCTGTTTCTTCGTACTCTGCTTCTTCTGAAAGTTTCTTTGAAAGCATTGACTGAAGCTTTGGTGTAAACGCTTCTTCTAAAGCAAGTTTAGCATTTGCAAGAGCAACTTCTCTAACTGCTTTTGCATCTGCTATTGCTTCTTTAAGTAAATCATTCATAAAAATCTCCAACTATTTGATGTTATTTGTAACATCAATCAACAAAAAAAATATGTAAACCCCATATATTTTAAGATATTCTTTAATTCTTAACTTCATAGGGTATTGTATTCTAATAAATATGTTTATTTTTATTTTTTATTTATTTTCCGCATCCATTTTTCTTTGTCTACGAACTGCGGCATTTTTTCTTTCTACTTTTCTTTTAGATGGTTTTACATATTCCATCCTATCTTTATATTCTTCAAGTATTCCGGCTTCTTTTACTTTTCTCTTAAATATCCTAATCATAGAATCAACATCCATTCCATTTGCCTTAACCTTTACATGAGCAGGTTTTGATGTTGGTGCATATACTCTATCGCTCATAACTTATTTTCCTTTGTTATTTATTTCATAAAATTTACCCAAATATTTACCCATTCCTTCGTAAATAGATTCGAGTGTTGATTGTAACTTAACTATTTTATCTGTTGTTTTTTCAAATAATTTAAATGCCTCTTTTAATTTTTTTGCATTTCTTCTATGCGATATACCTTCAAACCAATCACCAGATTCTTCTACCATATTTTTTGAAGCAAATTCTATTATATTTCTTATTTCATTTACCGTTTCGGCTAAATGATTTGAACGATAAACAATATCTTTGTATTCATTATATCTACCAATTGATTCTATGTATCTTTGTTTTTGTTCAGGTGTTAAATTTTTCATAGAAAGTCTTTCTTGCATAACTTCTTCAACTGCACTTTGAACCATTTGTTTTAAATCTTCAACTTTTATTTTTGTATCACCCTTTGTCTCACCTACTTTTTTTGGTAGACCTTTATGGGATGTTCCAGCATATTTTTCTAATTGTTTTTCAGACATATTATCTGCCAACTTTTTAACAGTAGGACTAACTTCTGATGCAGGTGTGTCTCCTCTTTTATACGAAAGAGCCAATCCCATTATTTTTTGTTGTTGTTGTGACGATGCAGGCATTTTTATCTCCCATCAAATATACATTCACAAACATTACCAATTTCACATATAATGTTTGTTACGTTTTTGTGTATTCTTTCTATTTTAGGATCTATTTTTGAAATTGTTTTTATATCTATACTTTCTGAAATCAAAGATTCATTCATACCTTCATTTTTTCTAGATGGGTACATAAATGCACCATGTGTTGATGGGTTTGAAACAAAATCCCAACCAATTAATTCAAAATCGTCTTGTACTTCAACTGTTCCCTCGTTTACTTCTTCTACGCTCCCCATTCCTCTTGAACTTATACCCAATCTTATTCCACATTTTAATAGTTCTTTTAATATATTGCCAGATGGTGTTGGTAATATTTCTACAACACCAACCACATCATTACCATTCCATTTTACTTCAAGTACATTGTGTGATACATTACGAAGATTTATCACGGATGATTCTGGATGGTCTAATTCACCAAGAGCACGGTTTTCTTTTATTTGGTTTTCTTGATATTTTTTTACTTCCCGCATCAAAATTTGTTTGGGATAAACCCTACCATTTTGATTTTTTGCTTCTGCTCTCTGTAATACACCTTTTACTATAACTTTACCATTATTTCCTTGACTTTCAACTATCTGCTGTGGGTTTACATTAAACAATATAGTGTCTATAAGTAATTCTTTCATCTTATGCACCCAATTCGTTTATTTTTTTTGTAATTCTGTTTATTCTTTCGGATATTTTTCTCAATCTATTCATGGATTCACCCCAAAGAGTTCTTTGATCAACATTCATTTCTGTTTTTAATTTTAATGCATGTTCAACTACTCTTTCCACTTCATAAATTGTTTTGTTTATATTCTTTATGGAATCATTTATTTTTCTGTTTGAACTACGAGTTTCATCTTTACGAAATTCTTTGTAAGTTCCTTCGTTAATTATATTCATTGCTTGTTTGTAAACAGACTCAAAATTTTTCTTTTTTTGTTTTTGAGTGAGTTTATACCCTTGAACTTCTGCATTATCTTTACTAGTTTTTTCAAAATTACTTTTACTCGGAGAAAATGCATTAGGTGTTTGATATCCAGGAACAGAAGCCGTTGTATTAGTTTCTTCTAATTCGATTTCTTCTCTAAACTTTCTAAATTCTTCTGATTCATGTATTTGTTTTATGAAAGACTGTATGCTCATAACTTACCTAATTATTTGATTGCGAATTAATACATATGCATTTGATCCACCAGTTATACGTTCAATAGATAATTCGTGAATGTGTCCAACTGCTAAATTTGATAAAGCAATACTACCACCATCTGAAAGATGTGCAGTTCCAGCAGGTGTTCCGTATGTTACTATTGCACCCACACCGTAGTTTGATCCGGTATACCATTGGTCTCCAGATACTGCAATGGATTTCAACCATTTTCCAGGATGACCTTTTCTTTCAAAATCGTTTGCTTGTGATGCTGGGTAATTGTTTGGGTGTATTTGGTCTGCCATTATTTACTCCATGATAAATCATCTATTATACTATAATATCTTAATAATGAAGATATATGATTTTCTTCTACTGTTTTAATATTATCGTATTGATCCAATAGTGATATTACTTCATTTAATTTTATTTTTAAAGAAGAATCTTTTACTTTATAGATATTATTTTTAAATATTGTTTTTATGGTAGATGCTTCAGTTTGTACAAATGACTTTAAATTATTTGTATTGCTTACATTTCCTATGTATTCTTTTAACAAATTTTTCTGTGATTCATTAAATTCGTTATATTTTTTGTTAAATTTTTCTATTAATAGTTTCTGTGAAAGCAATCTAACATCTTTTGGTTGATTTTCTATTGTAGAAATTTCATTAATAAATTTGTTATTAGTTTTTGTGGTTATTGTTTCTATTAATGTTATTCTGGATTTTGTAATTTCTATCGGATTATCCATATCCTTATATTCAAACATTTTGTATATTGATGCTAATACTTTATAGTTTTGAACTTTGGTTTGAAAAAATAAGTTAATATCAAAATTTTCTTTTATAGCTTTAATGAGTTCATATTTTTCTTGATTTAATTTTGCTTTATTAATATTCTTTTTGGATTTTATAGCAGCATCAATTAACATATTAGCTCTTGTTTCTGATTTTAATTTTTCTTCACATAAGGTTTTATACAGTACATATTCTTTTAATAGTTCTGTATCTTTGCCAAAATGTTTTTTTAGAATCTGAATAGCTGCAGATTCATTTGATGAAATAATATCAGATGTTATTTGACGAGTAAGTAACTCGAATAACATTGCAGTGTTTTTAAATTTTGAATGTTTTATTTTTTTCATTTTTGCAGATGTCCAATAAAATTTACACTTTCATAGAATAAATATGAAAAAATTTACAATTCCTTTAATAAATTGTCTTCATTAAGTAAATTAGATTCATTTTCTTCGTCATATTTAACTGGTTTTAAACTTTCGGATATAATTTCTTTAGTTTTTACCTTAAATCCATTCATACTATTTATTAATTTATCAAAATCATGTACCATCATCTTTGATTCAACTGATAATGGTGAATTATTTTTATATGTGTGTTTTGATGATTGATTTACTTTTAATGTGTTACCAACATCCTTTTTACCAATTGGATCTCTCCCAAAAGGACTATCGTCTGTTGAATATGAAAGATTTTTTGCAGGTCTTCCTGCACCAGGCCAACCGCCATCTGGAATTTCATTGTCATTTATTTGATACATCTTTGAACTACCACCCTTTGTGTGCATAACTGCAATATCATGTGGTGTTCCAAAGGATTCTTTTGTTATTGCTGGATCATTTCCTTCACTTTCAATTTGAGTTTGACGGAATTTGTGTTTAATATCTTCAAGTATTTCATTTCTTTCAAATTCAGCTTGGTCATCTGATAAGTTAAATATATTTGAGTATATGTACTTCATAGAAAACAACTTATTTTCAATTAATTGAGACGCCAAATCTACTCTTTCTTTCATAAGAGCAACTTTTTCTTGTTCATAAACAATGGATGGACTTGTTAAACCCAACTCAAAATTAACTAAATCAGCATTCTCATAACCTTGAGCGTATAAATGTACTATTGCAATTTTACTTAATTCTGAAATTACTATTCTTTGTATTCTTTCTATTGTTCTTGCAAATCTAATATCAAGAGCAGCGAGAGTTGCCTTACCTTCGGTTGTTTCATCATAACCCAAGAACGCCTTTGGTATTTTTAGAGCAGCAAATATTTTACTTTTAAGATATTCAACATCTTCTATTGCTTGATATTGTAATCCAGGTAAAGTATCTATACTTGTTGCAGACTGTGCTCCTCTAACTGGAAGATAATAGTCTTCCAAAAGATTTTGCATATTAAATCGTAGATTATATTCACCTGTCTGTTCGTTCATTACAGGAACTTTTTTCATTTTTTTCATTATTTGATCAATATATGTATCAACTTCACCTGGAGGTATATTGCCAATATCCACTTTAAAAACTCTTTTTTCAGGTGCCCTCATAATACGGTGAATAAGCATTGCATCTTCCATGAGAACTAATTGTTTATACAATTTTCTTGCACCTTCTATCATGGATTTACCATAAGGTAAAAAATTAGTATCACCCATTAAACGAAAATGTGCAATTTCATAATTTTGAAATTCACCTTTACCGAGTGGACCCTCATAAATAAATTTAGTCATATAAATATATTCTGGATCGGTTCCTTCTTCTCTTTGCATTTCATATGGAGAAAACGGAACAACGTTTGTAATACCCAATCCCTCTTTTACATCCAAATATAAATAAAAATCACCGTACTTACATAGATTACGTACCCAAGGCCAAAGATTATATTCTATATTTAATATGTCATAGAATAGATTACGAAGAATCTTTCGTATATTATCATTATCAGTTTTAATATTTAAAACATCACCAATATCATTTTTCAATGTACTTTCATCTGCATAAATGTCAAGAGCCGATGAAACTATTGCATCCGTGTCCATTGCCTCATAATCTGTGTAAAGGTCTATTTTTGTTGCAGAGAATGAATTATATTGGTTGTATACAGATATTGGTGTACCTCTTGATCCATGGAGACGACCATATCTATCCACTACTTTCGATGTATGTGGGTTTCCATCTGCCTGATAACGTGCAGTATCAACAACTTTTAATCTTTTACCACCAACGTTTCTTACAACAACATTTGTGGAAAAAAGAGTCTTCAATCTGTCAAACAAAGACTTTCTTTCAGCCATTTTTCACCTTTTATTAGTAGTATTATACATGAATATAAATATGTATAAAAATTCTGAAAACTATTTAATCAACCAAGTTAAATCTTCATTGTTACCACGAACTTTCATAGACCAACCATCATCTTTATTATTCGATATAGATGATTGTATAGTTGATCCTTTACCGAAATAATCTAAACTCATTCTTGTACGATTTAAACCCTCTTGACGTAATTTTATTGCAGTATCTCTAACCCAAAGTCCAATAGAAAATGACAATGTTAAGTCATCGTTATATCCTTGTTGTGCCTCTGCCTTTGCACCGTTCCAAACAAAAACATAAAGTTCTTCAACCAATCTTGAAGACTTTATTATGGGTGTTCTTTCTCTGAAATAAGTTTCTAATTTTGAAATTAATAATGGTCTTGTTTTTGAACTTGTAGTAAATCCTGGAACCATTTGTGATTTATCTTTAATATCATAACCCTTTGGTATATGTACAAGTGGATCTATGTAACCGTCTTCACGGTATGTGTAATATAGATTTGGATAACCTCTGTCTATAATTTGTTGAATTACTGCCCAACCAACATTTGCATTTTCAACTACAAGTAATGCATCATTATATTCTGTAGCAACTGATACTAACATATTACCATATGTTTTTGTATCAAGTTTTCCTTTGTATTCCGCAACTTGTTCTAAATTATCAACGTCTATTACATGAAACGCTGAATAATCGTTTCCGTCACCACGAGCAACGTCAGCAACTACTATGTAAGATTTATTAGGATCAGGATAATCCCATATCCAATATGCATCTTCAATTCCTCGTCTTTCTTTTGGTTCACACACATAGGTATCTTCATACCATTTAACAAGTTCACCGTCAATAACAGCACGACCGGATGCAAGAAAGTTTCCATCACATTCTTGTTTAGCCATATCAGGACCTAAAAGAATATCTTGTTCATCTCTCCATTTTTGATTACGGTCTGGATGAACTTGCCATAATAATTCTATTGGATTGAATGCACTTTCTCCGAGTTTTGCTTTTACCCATTGTTTATGATAAAAATTACCAACACCATTTGGAGTAGAGTTGATAATTGCAGTACCACCAGTTGCAAGTGTTTGTTGTGCAGATGCCCATATTCTATCTATGTCATCAATAAAGGCGGCCTCATCTATGATAAGAAGTGATAGAGCTTCAGAACGAGCAGAATCAGCAGCAGCAGAAACGGCTTTTATCTGTGAACCATTCTTAAATCGAAGTGAAAGTTTATTATCTTCTTGAACACCTGTTTTTAACCAACTTGGCATATTGTCATACATAACACGAACTTTCGTTACCAAGTTTTTAGCAGTTTCTTGTTTTGTAGCAATAACAAGAATATTTTTATCCTGATTGAATAACATCAACCAAAGCGAGTAACCTGCAATTAATGTAGATATACCTAACTGACGAGACTTTAATACAATGTTCCATCTGTTTGCATTAAATTCTTTGAGAACATCTTCCTGAAATGGATATAATTCAAAAAGAATTTTGCCACGAGTTGGATGTTGGATTTTAGCATAACGTTTCATAAAGTATACCGGATTTGAGGCACACTTGGCATATTCTTCTTTGATAATATCTTTTAAGTTTTTAGTGACTTGACTCATTGTACTACAAACATTATTCCTAAAACAGTTCCTACTCCACCAAAAAACCAAAGTAATTTATTATCATACCATTTTGGTTGTAGTTCTTCATTTATTTTTTCTAATTCTTTACTTCTTTTTTGACAGGCATCTATTACATAATCACGATTTCGTAATTGTTCTATAAATGTTTCTGTTCTTGATTGGTATAAATCTATGACGGTATCTTGAATATTTACAACTGCCGTTAAATATTCTATTGAATCACGAAGTAGTTGAATACGATTTGCCAATTTAACAATTTCATTTTTTTTAAAACAAACAACGGAATCTTTTTCAGATGCAAAAATTGTTATTGTTGAAAATAATAATATAACCAAATATTTCATAAATTATTCTTTTAAAAAGTTGATAATATATTTTGTTGCTTCATCTGGATTTTTTATTTCTTTACTTTTATAGATATAAAATCGTTCTTTTACTATCAGAATACTATCTTTACGAACTTTAATTATGGAATCGAGTACATCTGCTCTTTTTTTCAAATCAATATAATCGTATTGATATTTTTCTATTAATGCCTCAAGACTATCAGATTTTTTGGTTGATTGTCTTAATTGTTCTTTTGAACGACTATTTTCATATACATTGTATATCAATAAAATTGAAAGAACTAATATGGCAAATATTTTTATGTAATTACCAATTTTTTGTGTTAAAAAATCTTCCATAATTAATCCTTTGTATCTGTTGAAACCATTTTTGCTTTACCACGACCCGTTGCACCGTGCTTTCTTTTTCTTGTAACTGCACTACGTTTTTGTTTTTTTGACATTGAAGCGGCTTTGGATGCAGGAACACATTTTGGATATGCTCTTTTTCCACCTTTTCTTGCCTTGCTACCTGCGGATGCTCCACATTCTGGATGACCACCGCCTTTTTTCTTACGAGAAATATCTACCCAACGATCTCTAAACCATCCAGTTAAACCACCGGTCGGCTTTTTTCCTTCTTTAGCATATTGAATTACATATTCTCTTACTATTTGTTTTACTATATTTTTTTCTTCTTGTGTCATATACATAAATATAAAACTTATTTTATTTATACCTCGTACCAACCAATTATAGTAGATATTTTTCTACCGTCTACTCCTTCTGCAACTTGTTTTTTTATTCCTTTGATAACCATTGTAGATGATCCACCACCATCCATAGAAATCCATGTTGCATTTTCATTTATTTCTCTCAATGTATTCCCCCATTTAATCCAATTTTGTGAAGTTTTAGCAGTTGTAACTGCAACATACAATTTATTACCATGAAATCCAACTGATGTTTTTGGTCTTGATTTATCATCATCTAATATCCTAACGGCTCTCTCCTCAATTGGTCCACCGTCTCTGATTAATAAGTCTGTTCCAGAAAAAGCAAATTTAATAAATTTTAATTCTCTTAATACTTTATCTTCTGCAGACTGAATTATATTTCTCCTAACATCGTAATCAGTTTCATACATTTTTATTGTGTTATTTTTTAAAATAGCTATTGTTACATATCTAAAAAATGAACCACCAGTTGTTTCACTTTTCATAGTGTAATATGGATATTCTGTTATTGGGTTTGTAATTCTACCTTGTTTAACAAATACACCCGTTGCTTTACCAGATGGTTCGTATAATGTTAAATTTGCAAATGACCATTTAAATCCTCTTTGTTGCCATTGTGGTATATTTAAAAGTTGAAATCCAGACTGTATATTATTTTTTATCTTTGGTATACCAATATCAACTGTAACTGTTGCTGGATTTATTTCAGCATATGTGTAGTCACTTGTTGGTACAACGTTTGATTTTGTCTCATTTGAATCTATATCTTTGTCAAAATGATGCCAGTCTTTAAAAGATTTATAGTCTCCACCCCAATTCCATCCTTTACTTTTCAAATATTTTACTGCTTTGTTATCATCAGTTAATGTTCCCGGTGCAGATTCATCACGATATGCTCCTTTTGGCAAAATTTTTCCATCTCTATAAATAACAGGATTCCATTTTGGGTTTACATCGATTGCCGAACCAAATGAATGTTTTGACATTTTATCAGAATTGGCTATTACTCTATAATTAAATCCAGATGTGTTATTATCCTCCATAGATTTTTCATCATCCCAATCGTATTTAACAACTGGAATCATTTTATTTATAGGGAATTTTTCTTCTAATAAAATTTTAAAAAATTCTTTAACATCATTTTGAACATCTTTACTTACCATAATTTGACCAATATGTAATTTGTCATCGCTAGAAATATATTGAATATCCAATAATACTAGAGTTTTTTTTATATCTTCTGGAACTGATATATTTTGAAGTGCTTGTTCAAATGTAAGTTTTGAATCTATTATAGGTTTACCATCAACATTTTGTTTAGGTTTATCAAACAATCCAGTCCATGGTATAGGATTTAATGGAACAGGTGGTGTTCCTGCTATTATACCAACATATACACCAGTAATAGTTGCTAAATGTGAATATAGTATCTTTGAAAGATTATTTATTAAAAATTCTAAATCTTGTGTGATAAAAATTTTCTTTATATTTTCTGCTAATTTTTTTGGATTTCCAGGAAAAATTAAAATAGTTCCCGTATCTTTTACTGGAGCTGGATTTGTTGCTGGTGGCATTGGCGGCATTGGAGTAAATTTTGCACTATTCCAGTATAAATAAAATCCCATTGCCATAATAAGCCATCCTGGCTCAACGGTATTGGGATTTTTTTTTGTTATTCTAGAATTTAATTCGAGACCTTTTTTTAAATTATCCGCTAAAACACTTTTATCTGCAGAAATTAGTTTTGATCCATAGATAGTAGAACTTATATTTATAGTTGCTTTTTCATAAGCATCTGCAATAAGTTCTGCCGTTTTTTGTGGATTTTCTAATGTCTTTATAGAAAATTTTGGTTTTAGTTTTTCTTTAAATATATCTACATTCATGGCTTAAGTTTTATCTATTGCACCTTTACCAGACTTTGGCCACCCAAAACGGCAACTCCAATATCTTGCTTTATGTCTTGGTCCAGGAGATTGACAATTATGACGTGCTCTAAAAGATTTTCTTCGAGCTGCATTACTCTTTTTTATTCTCATAGTTTTCTTTCCACCCTCACCTTTATGTCCAAAGTTTACTTTTACAACATTACCATTTGGTTTCTTAACATAAACTGAAAACTTTTTGGGACCACCCGGTGTTCTGAATGGTTTTCCTAAACTTACTTTTCTTCCACGATATTCTGCTTCTTCTAAATTATGTTTTTCTGTTTCACCTAATACAAAATATAATTCTGTTATCTTACCACATGAATTTGTGGAATAACCTTCAAGTTTATATGATGGATTGTTTAAAGTTTCTTTTACATTTCTATACCCACCACCTGCTGCCTTATATGCCTTAACAACAGCTGCGGATGCATATGCACTTGGCCAGACTTTATATTTTTTCTTTATTCTTGATTTAACACTATTGTAAAGTTTTTTATCAGTTGGAACTGCTCTTTCAATTATTACTTGTTTCACTTTTTTCTCCATCTACTTTTTTAAAAGCATTGCTAAATTTTTCGGAGGCAACAGAAAATAGTCCTCCAACAACAATGTATAAAAATCCATCAAATATAAACTGTTCTACTTTCATACTATAAATAGTAGAAAATATTGCCATCATAATCATCATACAAAAAGATAAAAACATCATTACTCTTTTTGATGACACCTCGCCTGTTGATCCTATAAATATTTCACGAAAAATATTAATTTTATTCAACAGTTTTCTCCAAATCCTTTTCTAATTTTTCTATAAAATTTCTTTTAAATTCTTCAAATTCATTTTCTATTTTAGATAACAGTTCTTCTTTATTAATTTTAGTGTCCCATTTTTCAATATCACCAAATTCATTTGCAAATTCTAATCTTGATAATTCATCAACTATTAAATTTTTATCACGTTCGGCTTCAATTAGCCAAGCCATAGCATTTTCTTTTAATTTTGTTTTTTCATATTCATCCCACTTACCTTCTAAACGAATTTTGTGTTCCATTTTAACAACACAGTCAAAACACATACCGTGTATTTTTTTCATTTTTTGGTCTAGTCTTTTTGGTATTCCACACGTACAAGATTCTTTTGGACAATTTGGAAATGAATTTAAATACTCATGCAATTCTTGTTGCCATACTTTTCCTAATTTTATTTTATATCCATTTTTTTGTTCCCATTCATTTCCATCCGAATCAAACCATTTTTCACCGATTGCTCTGGTTTGATCTTCTTCTTTTTTATCAGGAGTAAATCCAACTTGAACTCTGTTTTGACTTTCATGTTCTCCCGAAATAAGTTTTTTCACATCATTAATACTGTCAATTTTGATTTCCATAACATAACCTTTATTTTATTTCATTGTAAACTTTTTTCCAAAATGTTCTTGTCACTAATCCCAATGGATTAGATTTCTCTACTATCTTTCCTCTGTCCATATTCATTTTACTAATTACCATATTAAATATTTTTGAATCAAACCAACCGAATATCGATATAAAACGTGATTTTAATTCTGATAATTTTGCTTCCCTATCACCTAATGCCTTTTGTATTGTATCAAAACTCATTAAACCAAAACTGGGTATATCATATTTTACTTCATTCGTAATCATATAATATACATAAGGATTTTGTATATCCTTTATCGTTAGTTTTGCAGAACCATTATATTTTGTTAATCTTTTATATGATTTTAATTCTTTAAGATTTTTTTGACTAACCGCAAATATAACAACTGTATTATTTTCATCAAAATTTTTTAGTATTTCATTTGGCATAAATGGATTTGATACACGTTCTATATTTTTAATACCGTGTCTTTTCATTATTTGTACCTTTTCATCAAATGTAAACGGATGTTTTTGTTTATTTACCATATCATCCGTTACAACAAAAACATTATCTACACCAAATTTACGGCAAAGTCTTTGATATTCTTCTCTTTGATGTTGTCCCATTGGTTGAAAATTACCAGGAAAAATAACAATAATTTCTTTATCCACCAAATCTTGTTCTGTGAATATAGACAGATTTAATTCTTTAATCAATTTTAAAACAGATTTATTCACCTTAATTCTCCGGTGGCGTTGGCCAATTTATAGCGAATGGGTTAGTTTGTTGAGTTATATCTCTTAACGATTGACGATATATTTGCCACTCTGTTTGTTTTTGATTTGTCAATGGAGAATCCGGTAATTGTGTCCAATCACATTCTTTTAATAATTCATTTCGTCTATCTCTAATAGAGCGCCACATATTTTCGGTTTCTTCTGATATTTCTTGTTCGGTTTTATTACGAACTTTTTGATATTCAACAACTTCATTTTCTTCAATAACAAAATCACTACCATCGTAATATTGATTTTCATTTTTTTGTGCTTCAACAAATCTATACGGGTACCATCCATATTGTTTTACCGTTTGATTATCAAGTACATGAAAATTTGAAATGTTCTCCCAACTAACAGGTAAAGGTCTTGGTCTTCCAACTATTTGTCCATTTTGAACTAATATGTAATTCATAAATAATTCCGATTTATTGAAAATAATACACTACATATAAATATAATCATTATTTTTTTGAAATGTTATTTAGTTAATTTTGTTAATTCTTTTCTAATATTTTGGAATACATCATCCCACTTACTATATTCTGATTGTCTAAAAAGTTTTACAGAATTATACCATGCAGATTTTTCACCAGGAACTGCCCAAGTATAATATGGCATTATTGGTGTAACTATCCAAGTTGGTTTACCCATAGCACCTGCAAGATGTGCAATAGAAGTACATGAGGTAATTACCAAATCCAATCCAGAAATTATATCGGTAGTGTCTTCAAATGTTTTCATTTGTTCACGCATATCTGCAAATGGCAATCCATCAATACAATTTTCATCACGTTGAAGTGAATAAAAAGTTGTATTTGGAATATCGTGTAAATCTATCATAAGTTCTGGAGGAAATCTACGATGTTGTTCGTCTTCAAATTTTGGATTACCACTCCAACGTATTCCAACTTTCAATGTATTTTCTTTTGAAAATAATTTTTTTGGATTATTTGCACTAATATATGGTAAACCATCGAGGTCTTTAAATTCCATTCCTAAAATATAAGCAGATGACATTGCAGGAATCCAATAATCATAATATGTTCCAGTCACAACTTCATTATCAACACATATGAATCCGTGACGGGAAAATAATTCTTTTAATTCGGATGCACATGACACTAAAACTCTTGCTCCCATTTCTTGAAATGTTTTTGCAAAACGAAAATTAAGAATTTGATCACCCAATCCACCTTCACATCTGAATAATAGAGTTTTTCCTTCAAGTGATTCATCTTTCCATATTTTACCACTAACAGCGGGAAGACCAAAAACATTTATGTATCTTCCATAATTTAAATGTTCAAAACCTTTTTTAAGATTACCATGGCGCATTTCGTGCCATCCTAAATTAAAAAGTACACGTAAATCATCCTGTGGTTGATTCCTCAATATATCTTCTCCCATATCCGGCATACCATTTACACTAAATTGTAAAGCAATATCTAATGGGTGTATATTTTTATTTTCCATTACAAAACCTTTTATGAATTAAAATAATCTACAATATACAAAATTTTTATTTATGATCAAAATTATGAAGTTAAAAATAGAGAAGAAAATTGACCACATGATCCAGATACCCAAGATGTTAGTGTACCTATTTGAACAGGACTACTTCTATTTGTTCTATCACCCAATCCCAATTGACCTCTACTGTTCAAACCCCACGCCCATAGAGTACCATCTGTTTTTAATGCTATTGCACTTCTGCCGTTTTTGCTAGTATAAATGTTTTTCCAATTTGTTAATAATCCAACTTGAACTGGAGAATTATTATTATATGAAACTGATAATCCATTTATACCGTTGGCATGATTTCCCCATGACCATAATGTTCCGTCAGTTTTAATTGCAATAGTATATCCATCAGTTCCACCAACAGCAATATCACTCCAATTTGTTAATAAACCGACCTGTACAGGAGATGATCTGTTGACAAATGATCCTATTCCCAATTGGCCTCTAACGTTGTAACCCCATGCCCATAGAGTACCATCTGTTTTTATTGCCATAGTATGATCGTATCCAGCAAAAACATTTGACCAATTTGTAAGAGCACCAACTTGAACTGGACTTGAATAATATGATGTATTACCAGTTCCTAATTGACCTCTATTGTTCGCACCCCACGCCCATAGAGTACCATCTGTTTTTATTGCAAATGTGTATGACGCTCCAGCGGACACCATATACCAATTCGTATCAGTACCTATTTGTATAGGTGAAGATTCACTTACAAATGGGTTTTGATTTCCTAATTCTCCGGAATCATTCCTTCCCCACATCCAAAGCGTCCCATTTGTTTTTACCGCAGCTGTATGCTTTTCTCCAGATGAAATTTTTGACCAATCCGTTGAAGTTCCTATTTGTACTGGAGATGCCTTTCCTATGAGTGACGAATTTCCCAATTCACCATTTTCACCATATCCCCATGTCCAAAGTGTTCCATCTTTTTTTATAGCATGAACTGTTTTTGCATCTAATGAAATTTTAGAAATATTAGATATGTGCGTAATTTGTATAGGCGATGAATACATAACTGTTCTACCTAAAGCCGAAATTTGTGCTGTTCCTAAAGCAGCTACATCCGAATTTCCACCCCATGACCACAAAGTTCCATCTGTTCTTTTCCCTATTGTATGTTGATTTCCACTTGATATAGATTCCCAATCTGTATAAGTTCCAATTTGAACCGGAGAAGATTTGCTTATTGTAGTCCCATCTCCTATTGTTCCTTGTGTATTACCACCCCAACCCCATAGTGTACCATCTGTTTTTATTGCATGAACTGTTGAGTTTCCACAAAATACATTTGCCCAAGTGGTTAAAGAACCTATCTGAATTGGTGAACTAAATGAAGCAAATGAATTGTTACCCAAAGCACCTAACCCATTATTTCCCCATGACCATAGAGTACCATCTGTTTTTAATGCAATTGTAAAATGAAATCCACAAACAACTGTTAGCCAATCTGTTAGTGTACCAATTTGAACAGGACTGTTTCTGTTTGTTTTATCATTCAAACCCAATTGGCCACTAGAATTAAATCCCCAAGACCAAATTGTATTATCCTGTTTTATTGCAACAGTATGACTACCACCACAGGCAACTTTTAACCAATCTGTTAATGCCCCTATTTGAACCGGACTACTTCGATTAGTTGTATCGCCTAAGCCCAACTGACTAACATTATTAAGTCCCCAAGCCCATAGTGTTCCATCTGTTTTTACGGCCATAGTAAATGATTGACCACTAGAAACCTGCATCCAATCAGTTAATGCACCGATTTGAATTGGGGAAGATTTAGTAACAGTTGTACCATCTCCTAACATTCCTGCAGCCCCTTCACCCCAAGCCCATAGTGTTCCATCTGTTTTTATTGCAAATGTGTGATTTCCTTGGCTTCTATATGATGTCAAACTTTGCCAATTGGTTAATGATCCTACTTGAACTGGAGACGATCTATCATTACCAATTGTTGATATATTTAATCCCAATCCACCCCAACCATTTCCGCCCCATGACCATAAAGTTCCATCTGTTTTTATACTATACGAATTTGAATCTGCCGATCCTAATACAGACCAATTTGTTAATGATCCTATTTGTACTGGTTCTAATGCGGTTATATTTGAATCTAATTGTCCATTAAATGTATCACCCACTCCCCAAATGTAGTTTGGAGGATCTTGATACTGACCATATCCAGATTGTGAGGCGGCTGCTAATATTAAATTATTACTTATCATATCGTAAAACCTCTATAATTTATCATAAACCACCTGCAACATTATCTGCAACCACCAATCCTAAATATGAACCACCTTGATCAAAAGTAACAAAAGTAAACACACTAGCATTACCAAGTGTAGATGGTATTGCTGGGGCTCCGCCGGGCCAATAGAATTTTGCATTCCAAGCTGCACTGTATGCAGTTCCATTTCCAATAATTATCAATGTAAAACCAGCAGCTGTTCCTGCCGGTGGATCGTTACTTGTTGTAAATGATGATACATTACCATCCATTGTTAATCTAAATACTGGACCATTTGTCAAATCGAATGTAAGGATTCCACCTGAAGCATTTGCTGAAACCGTTAGCGTTGTCATTTTTTCATCAGGACCTACTAATACTGGTGTTCTTAATTCACCGGGATTACTTAATGATATTGAACCGAGAACAGTCAATAAACTACCATTAAATGTTAAATTACTTTCAGCTACCGCTGCATTTGCCGTACCGTCTGATGTTAATACTCTATCATTAGTAAAGTTAGATACTGTTGAAAATCCAGTTCCACTTGTGCCAGATGTTCCAGAAGATCCTGGAGTTCCTGTTCCAGAAGTTCCTGATGAACCTGGTGTTCCACTTGTACCAGAAGTTCCACTTGAACCAGGAGTTCCTATTCCAGAAGTTCCTGATGAACCTGGAGTTCCACTTGTGCCAGATGTTCCACTTGAACCAGGAGTACCAGATGTACCAGCAGTTCCTGATGTTCCTGATGAACCGGAATCACCGGTTGGTCCTATTGTACCAGAAGTTCCTGATGAACCTGGTGTTCCAC